ATCTGTTGATTAGCGTGCCAAAATCTGGGGTTAATATCTAGCGCCGATTGAAACGCCTGCAACGCCTCGTTTGCTTTATTATCGTTAAGCCAATGCAACGCAAGGTTAAAGTACGGTCTTGGGTCGCCACCTTCGGTAATTTTAATTTGTCTATTATTTAATTTCTCGTAATAATCTAATTTAGACTGCACACGTTCTTTAAGGTACCCGTAATGGTGCAGCGGTATTTTTGCGTAAGCGTATTGCAACTTACGTTTCATTTTTATAGCTGGCATAGAATCGTCTAACGTTTCATGTATCACCCCGCAATAAAATAACTCTGGGATATTCCTAAATAATCGTATGGCTTGCGTTGACGCATATTTAGGTATCTGATTTGCTCGTGTTATCTTTTCTAAATAATTGATAACATGGAAAATAAAAACATCTACTTTCTTTTCCGAGTAATCCAATAGGTCTAAAACTTCGTGCATTGTAAATCGTTCGTCTGCATCAAGGTGTAATATCCAACGTTGCGTAGCGTGCATTAGCCCAAAGTTTCTAGGTATCGAATAATTATCTACCCAGTCATGGTGCAGCAACTTAACATTAACATGCGTGCGTTCAGCAAAACGTTTAACAATATCCAAGGTCTTATCTGTTGACCCGGTATCAACGATTATTGCTTCGTCGATAATATGTTCAATAGCGTCTAAACATTCACCGATATGTTCTTCCTCGTCCTTAATCATCATCACAAGACTAATACCGTTACCCTCAATGTATTCTTCGACAGTTACGTCTTTATCAATAAGGTGCGAGTAATCGTCGTAACCAATGTCCTTTTTTTTCTTAAAATGGTCATTAGCTTGGTAGAACTCAAACTTTTTCTGCCGTTGCTCTGGCGTATCGTACCCTAAATGTTTTACTCTTATGTTTGTATGCCTTAAATTCTGTGGCGCCATCCATGGTGCTGACCCGCAATGGTGACCCTCAGGGTGTTCCGGGCTGAATATTTCTTGACCTTTCATCAACTTGAAAAACCTGTAATTCTTAAACCTACCAAAAGTTGAATCTGATCTAAAATACTCTTTACCCATTTCGGTTTTCCAAATAGTTTTCCAGTTGCACCAGTAGCCTAATACTTCCGGGTTACGTGGTCGCATTAACTTTTTAACTTTGTCAATAAACTTATCTTCGTATATTTCGTCGTCGTCGATAGAAATACACCAGTCGGCTTGGCCTGCCTCTTTAAGTTTTAACGCCTCTTGGAGTAACCAGTTACGCTCGTAATCTTCTTGAAAGATTCCGTCATAGAATTCAACTTTTACTATTTTAGGAAATTTACTTTTATAATATTCATAGGCGCCAACTTTATCAATATGGTTTGCCCTGCACATATGTAAAATAATACTATCCGCAAACTTACTTGTCTGCTCTAGTGACTTTTCTAAACACTCACCGCCATTTGTACGATACACCGCTACAAGTTTTTGGTCTTGTTCTGGGTACCATTTATCGTAGTACAATTTTTTATTCTTCTCGCCATTAGCTGCATACTGTTTTACATTCATCTGGTTCAGCAGCGTGCCTTGTCCTTTGTGATAAATCCAAACGTCTTTGGCAATTAACATCTTATATCCAGCTACCTGCGTACGTAGCGAAACGTCGTTATCCTCGTGGCTATTAGTAAACCTTTCGTCGAAAAAACTACCGTCTTCTAAAATTTCAGCTACAACATTTCTTTTATACATCATGCACCAGCCGTATAAAATGCCCGTATGCTGCCAAGACCCACGGTTAAGAGCGTAATTTTCGTTCGGGTTCATCATGCCTACGCCTTGTTGACCGTTTGAACTATTCGTTACCGGCCCAACAGCACCGATATTAGCAATCGGCACGTTATGAAAATGCGCCTCCATGCGTTTTACCCAGTCGGGCGTTACTTCAATGTCGTTATTAAGGAAGATGATGTACTCGCAATTTACGTTTTTTAGCACGTAATCAACGGCTAAATTGTTGTTATATCCGAAAGTTTGCCTATCATTTACAATAAACTCGCACTTGCTTTCATCTTGCAAGATGGTAAGATTCGCCATTTTTTTCTTTTTACCCTGTAAAAACTCAAGTGACCCGTCGTCGCTAAAATTATCTACAACAATTAACCTGTAATCTTCTGTATACTTTTCAATAGACTGAATACATTTGACGGTATCAGCTATACCGTTTGTCATAACTGTAATAATTGCATACTTGGTTTTGTGCATCATTGTGCATCCCCTAACTTATTGAGTTAAATGTTATTTCTTTGTGATGTGTCGCTCCGGCGAAATCAAATAGTGTTCTAACGAATTCGACTTCTGAAAGCGTCACCCCATGGGTTACATTACTAGAGTAAACTAAATCTTTTGGCAAAATTTCTAACGTACCTTGTGCCATCATTTTGAATTTACCTTCATTATCTTTACCTACTCCTTGAATTTGTACGATTCCCCTCTTAAAATAAAACCTTACCAATTCGTTTTGTGCAACTAGAATTTCGTTATTAACAGGCTGCCCCACTTCATCAACGGCCCGTAATGAAATAGATCCTCCAACAAGACCAACTGTTGTTATCCCTGTTATTGCAATAAACGAATTTGTGGAAAGCGCCATACCGTTTTCTGATATTGGTATATGCTCTAATACACCCCCAGTTGTTTGTGTTGCTCCGGCAACTGCTGTTGTTACGCCTGTAACTAATAAACCGTTTTCCGTGTACACTTCCCAGTAAACGTTTTCGTTTGTTGTATCTTGCATTATTAAATCAAGCATTGGCTCGTCAGTTGTAGAATCTAACGTAACTAAACCGTTTTCAATGGCTAGTTTCCACCGGGTACTTACGGCACGATCTTGCAAAACATAATAGTCAAGTTCACCAATACCTATGCCAGCGACGGTAACAAACGCCAACGGCGTTATCGTTATACCTTCGGACTTAACCTCCAAAAAAGCGGATTGGTTAGGTTGATTATTTACAGTTAACGTTTGCCCCGGAATAGCTTTGTCAACTACCGATGGTGTAAACCGTTTTACTGTAACCGTGTCTGTTAGTACGCTTGTAATGCTCATAGTAAACTTTCATATAATTGTTGATAGTCCTGCGCCATTCGCTCGGCTTGAAACTCTGATATTACATAATCTTTGGCAAGTGGCACCATTTCGTCTATTACGCCTTGTATCATGCACGTTTGCACGCCCCGAACAAGACCCTGTATTCCATCCTTAACGTCAGTTAATATAGAGTAACCGCCTAAAACGTCGATGGTCACATCTGTTTTATATGTTACGACAGGTATTCCCCTAAACATTGCCTCGATAAACGTAAGTCCGAAACCTTCTGTTTCCGACGGGTACAAGAAAATATCCATCACGTCCAACAATTCGCCGGGGTTATTTTGGTGACCCGCCCAGATAACGTTCTTAACTGGTAAACATTCTGCCACTAATTTCATGCGACCTAAATAACCCGGTTCAGTTTCACCGCCAATAACAAACGGTACCACGTCATACCCTTGCGCCTGTAAGTAAAAACACGCTAATAGCCAGTCAGTGACGTTCTTATCCCTAGCGACACGTCCACAACGGCCTACAACTATTTGTTCCGGCTTAATATTATATTTTGCCCGTAATTCTTCGTAATTATTCTCTTGTGCGAATCTCTCAAAATCTATTCCGTTCAAAATCGTGCTGCAATTTTTATTCATACGTGTAACGGCATCACTTACGCCGATACGACGTGTAACGTGCTTATCGCTCACCATAGACCGTACTGGCGAGTGGATTGTTTCGACAATCGGTATTTCTCCGGCTAAATCTTCTGCAGCTTGTGAATTACTGCCACCTGTATGTATATGCAACAAATCTGCAGGCAACTGCATCGTTGTTTCCTCATTCAATACGTTAATGGGAACGTTAAGCGCCTCAAACTCTTTTCTAAACGGGCCGTCCTTATACGTTAAAACGGCGTGGTCGTTAACCTTATCAAATTTGATAATATCGTGGACAATCCTTTCCATACCACCATACGCCAACTGATTTACTTCATGTATTATTTTCATGTTTCTCCTTTGTTTGTGCCTCAATAGGCATCAGTTATTTATTATAAACTACCATACCAAATCCAGCATCGCCGTGTATTGGTAGAAAAACTTTTTCGCCTCCAATATTTAACTCGTCCCAAAACGCTTTCATATCCTCATTTAAAAATATATCGTCAAATAAGATAATACTGTTAGACGCCATTTTATCTCTAATCATGTCAAGGCACATCGTCGTACATTCGTAAGTATGCTCAACGTCAATAAACGCTATGTCAATCGCTGGTAAATCATCAACGACGTTTGCACTAAAAATTTTATATTCTATTCCCTCACGTCTAGCATCTGGTACTACTTGATATAATGTGTCTATTGTTCTAACTCTTGCGTTAGGGTAACCGTCATAAAGGCACGCTGCACTTACGCCTTTCCATGTACCGAATTCAACTACTACGCTTGGTCTTAATGTTTTAGTTAAATAGTATAACGTTCGATAGTAATGTGGATTGGCAGCAGGGTTATACTTTGTATCGCTTTGTATTCCTATTAGTTCTTCCGTCTTTTCTCCTAAAAGAACATTAGATTTTTTAGCTAGATCATTTGTCATTTTTTTATCTTTTCGTATGCTGTTGATGTTAAATTTGTTCGTTCAACTAGATCATATTTTGAACTATACAAACACGCCCCGGCTTTACTTTCTATATCTAGTGAAACAACCCGGCCCGCTGGATTACCTATCGCTAAACACCCAGACCCCATGCCCCGATTAGTTCCGAGTTCGACGCAAAGCATAGGCTTAACCCTAGCCGCCAATAAATATAAGAACCTGTAATACGGCACAGCCTCCGGGTGTATTCCCTCTTGATGCTTAAGATCTTCGCAAAAACTTTCCGGCATAGGGAAATCTGCACAGCCTACAGACAATTTTATTAGATCATCTTTATTAATCAAGTTCACCCCGCAACGCACGCTCGGTTATTATTCCCCGATAATTGAAATCTGTTAAGAATTCTTCGGACGTATCGTCGTCGGCAGGTGTTTCGTAGGCTTTCTCTTTATATGCCTTTTGCATATCTTTATATATTTTTGCAGAGTCAAAAGTTTCTTCCGAATAGTCCCCGGCTTTAATCTTCTTCCCGTTTTTAGCTGCAGACATAGCAAGACGCCCACAAGCGTCAGACGCAGCTAAGTAAACATCGTTCTCGTTACAAGTCAGTAGTGCGGTTATTTCTTCGTCAGATAATACGGCGGTAGCCTCGACGATATCACCTATTAACGTCCTAACCTTACCAATGTTATTTGTAGTTACGAATGAAAATGACATATCGGCTCCTTAATAAATGGGAGAAGAAATTAACCCTCTCCCATTATTATTTATCTTAGTGGTACTTAGGACTTACCACGGTAAACAGCTTGATAATAAGCAGCCTGTACAGCATAATCGTAACGTACATTATACGTTAGATCGTTAAACTCTGAACCCCACTGATCGTCGCCACCCGCTAAATTAAGCATATCGGGTTTCTTAACCAATAAGTCTGGTGTGTCTTTGCCATTCAAAAATCCAATCTCACCAAAATGAGCATCGGCAGGCGCAGCAGCAATCCACCATCCAGTTGTTGTATCTAAGAACGGCTCAATTAAAACTTCTAACCTTTTAGCTTTACCGATCTCATTAGTTCCACCACCAGTTGATACAGGTATAAACTGTTGTGCAGTTGTCAACCTTAACGCTGTATCTTCGAGGTCTGGACAAGTAATTAAATACTTTGCCTCAAGACCCATCTTTTCACCGCTTGACGGTTCTGTTGCCTTCTCTATTACTGTCATACCAGCACTTAACGCAGCGATACCAGCAGCGTCATTAGTTAATGCCGTGTCGCCAATATTAACAGTGGTACGAAATAACTCTGTATTGTCATATGCTAAAAATGAACCTTCAAGTAAACCCTTGGCAGACTTTGCAATCGTACGACCTGCAGCACGACCAAAACGTTCTGGATGTTTTTGAAGTGCGTTTAAATCATCATTAATAATTGCTTGTCTTGTGACAGTAAAAGAACGATCATAAGTTTTCAACGCAATATCATAATCATAATCTTGTAAAGTTGAACCTGTTGTTTGCCCGCCCTCTGCTCGTTCCTTAAGGTCGGGTGCCTCGCCCATAATTACACGCTTATGAGATTTGAAGTCTGTCAAATTGCCTTGTTCGGTATATTTTCTCCATGGAGAATTTACGCCTTTAAAGCGGTCTAACATTTTTTTGTACATAACATTTGCAAGTAACACCGGAAAGTCAGCTGTTGCGTTTGCCTCTCTCAAATCGTCGTACATTTGTAATAATGTTTTCACTTTATATTCCTCCTTCTATCTTCCTTAATAATGCAAAGATAGGTTTATGATTGTTCCTGCCCGTATGGGTTTCCCTGTGGCAACAATAGTCCGTTAAAAGCACCATTTGAAGCACTTACCGCAGTTACACATTTCACCGCTGGGTAATCGTCATTGTCAGCACCAATAGACAATGCGTCAGTAGTTGTGTCCCAGTAAAGAATAGTCCCTATCGCTGGTTGTTCTTCACCGTAACCAGCATAAGTCATTCCCCAAACGCCCTCAAGCGCCATTACGATAGACGCACCTGTGATAACCGTATTAATAGGTATACCGACAAAACCTTGCTCTCTTGCTAATGCACCAGATCGTCTTGCCGCACTTGCTGTTGCAAGGGTAACTCTTTTTCCCGAAAACTTATAATTCTTAGCCATGATATATTTACCTTTTCCTTTATTTTAGGTCACATTTTAAATAGGCTGGACAACCTTACTTATTTGTCGTCGTCATCCTTCTTTTTTTCTTCCTTAATTCCCATACGGTCTTCAAGTTCTTTTGTCATGGATTCTTTCAAGCTAGAACCTTTTCCCTTGTCGTCAGTTTGGAAATTAATCTTACCCTTAGTGCTGAACTTATTAATGTATTCAAGTTCGTCTTTGATACGTGCTGTTAAAGCCTCAGTCAACTCTTTTTCTTCCAAAACTTTTTCAGAAAAATCTTTTACAATTCTTGCTTTAGCAATGTCTGGAAGATTTTTATTTTCTTTCAACTTAGTTTCAATAACAACTTTTTGAGCGTCTATCTTTTCTTTCAACTCAAACCTAGCAATTTTTTCGTCGTTCTCTTTAATCTTTATATCTTTTTCTTTTTGCTCAGATGATTCTGTGATACTTTTCTTAACGCTTTCCGTGATCTGTGTAATTAGATCAGGGTTTTCACGCTTTAAATCTTCATATTTAGCCTCGTTCAATTCCATTTTATGTCCTCCATTATAATCGTTTTCTTTTAGTAATTTAGAAACACGTCCCCTTGCGCCGGGTTCTGTAACCCAGTCAACCGATGCTGGCCCATTTTTTCGCTGGAACATAATCTTCTCAACAATTTGGTACCCACTTTTACCCTCGACAGTTCCCATGGATACTTTACCGCCCGTATTTATAGACAACCCAATATGTTTTCTTGCGACAGGGTCTTTCAACCTTTCACGCAACCATGGGTCATGTACCGTAATTTTACCTAAAACTTTCCCATCTTCAAAATGGGATTCAGTTATAGTTGACGCCCAATCCTTTAAATTACGTTCCGGCATTTCCATTTCTTGCCGTTTCGTAGGATGATTTATATACATTTTAAGTCCGGCAAAGTGTGGCGCCGCCTCTTGCAGCGTCGATGCCGGATAATGGCGTTTCTTGTTATGGTTTGTACCTTTTGAAATCAATATTGCCTCAACTTCGGCCAAATCTTCACTAAAAGTAGCCTCGCCCAACGCTATAAAATCAATGTCAAACTCATCTAAATCTCTCGATTTTTCCAATATTTTAACGCCGTTTTCCTTTAGATCGTCGCTAAATGACACTTTTTTGCCGTCTTTTCGCATTCCCTCACCTTCATCATCGTTAAACAACGCCTCTTTTAACTTTTCGTCATTTTCCTTAACCCATTCCTTTGCGTCTTCCTTAGTATAAACGCCGCCCTCAAAAACGTATGCCTGCAGTTCCGACACACCATCTTCTCTAAATCCTATAATAGCCGTTACGCCATCTTTTACTTTTTTATCTAATGTTTTTATATGTTTAGCCGGGTCGATATGTTGAATTTTAAAAGAACCATCATCGTTCTCTAATAATTCCTCGTTGGCCTCTTTGATTTGCTTACGGAAAGATTTAATCTTATTATCTAAATTACTCTTAAACTCTTTAATGACTTGATTAAGTTTCGTTAGTTTCGACATGGTCAAGTAACCCCTCTTTAATTTGTTCAAATTCGTTATTGATCTTTAATGTTTCAACAAAATTTGCCACCGCTTCAACAAAACCTTCATTTTTCTTATCAATGTCACGCACGGCCTTTATTAGTATCTTATTCATTTCTACAATTATTTGCAAGGATTCTTCTTTTTTTCTTGACTTTTCTAGCTTTTCACTAACAATTTTTAACCTACTCTCGACGATACTGTTTTTTAATTCGTAACCGACTGTACTAAGCCCCGCTTTTTTACTTCCAAAATTAACCGACCTGTTTATTGCTATACTCATTCGTATCTACCTCATGCATTACGTTTTTTAAATAGATATCTGATACTCGTTGTATTTCCTTTAACTTTTCTTCAATTTCCATCATCAACTTGCCAAGGATTTTTGCGTAGTCGTGATCGTTTTTACAGTCATACGGCGAATAATTTTTTTTAGGCATTAAGCCCCCCTTTATGTAAATTTAAACCATAAAACACTAATAAGTATCGCCGTTATCAAAAAGTAATGCATTGACCTATGATTCTCAAGGCTCGCAACTTTAGCCGGGATATCTTTAAGTTGTTTCATGTAAATGGTCATACTTGTGCGCCATTTAATATCGTCTTTAATATCCTCAAGTTCTTCCTGTGACAGTTCTATTTTCTCAGGCATCCCCAGGCCTTTCGTTTGTGGGTTAATCTTTATCTGTATGCTCGTACCAATCGGCTAAATAATCAAACCAATTGTTTGAAGTCGTGTCGTTAGTTATTCTAATAAGATATTTATTATTTTGATCTAATATAAGTTCAGCATTTGCCCTAGCAGCGCCACCCGCAACTAAGTATTAAACATATGAAAATTAAATATTTTTTCACTTAGCTACCTCCTGTACCTGTAAAGCGTGACGACAATTATTTCGACAGATCAACGTTCCCGGTACTGGCGCAGTATCTATTGGGTAAGGACTGTTAGCTACGGCCTCGCTACATTCTTCACACGTTGACGCATCGTTCGGGCCTATAAATCCAACGATAAATCCGGTACCTTTTCCCGCCTCAGATACCGCCCCTTCTTCTACAGACCAAAAAGCGCCGACATATTGCTCAATACGACTATGCATACTGAACAACGATAACTCGACGGCCTCTCTTAACTTTTCTTCACTAGCAAACGATGTCTTAACCGAGGCGCCAACCTTTTTGCTTAACGCTGGTATTAGCGACGTAGTAACAAACTCGTCATTCCAAGCTACACGGCCTTTAAGGAATTCGGCTTTTGTTAACTGTCCATTAGCTGCTTCGGTTATTGTTTCTTCAATGTTAAACTTTTTCTTTTGGCTTTCGATATATTTATAACCAATACCAACAGCCTCTTTAAAATAAACACGTGCGTCTTGTGTCATATCTTTTTTAAGTTTACTTAACGACGAATCGAGTTTGCGTATGTGACCCACAACTACACCGTCCTTTTCGTCGAATACTATGTTAGCCATAACGCTCTCTTTAAAACGCTGATAGTCGTTAGCCAATGCTTTACGGTAACTGTTCATGCGTCCGTTAACAAAGTTCCATTTCTTTAAAGCCTTAGCACCTTCCCTTTCTTGATTTTCTATTTCCTCCTTTGGCCCTTCGGCCTCTTTAACTGGGATAGGTTTAGGTGTGCCAAACGGCTCTGGCTCTGATTCCGGCTCGGCGTCGATGTCTTTTATATTCTTAATTTCTTCATCTATATTATCAATGTTAGCATCTAACATAAAGTGTTGCGCTGCGGTTTCGTTACCTACAAGTTTATTATCTTTAGCTAGTGTCCAACCTTCCGCAGAATCTTTTAAGTCCTTCTCTAATATAGGTGGAAAGTCAACGTCTATAGTAGCATCTGTTGATTCCGGCAATTCAAAACCCCAACGATTCATTTTTGGATCGTCCTCTATTGTACCGTCAATAAGACTAACGCTGATCTTTTGGTAAATAAGGTAGTTGAATATTTGTAGATAAATAGATTCCCAAATCCTTTGCCAACCCTCAAACATTTTCACCATTGGCAATTCCATAGTTTTAGCGGTGGCAAGGTTTCCTGTTGCCGGGTCGCCGAAATAATGGTACATAATTCCCGATGCAGCAGATACCATTAGTTGCATACTTTTCATACCGTCAGTACCAATCTTAACGCCGCCCGTCTTAACATCCACAGACTTTAGATCAACGCCCTCGTTTTCTATTTGAGTACGCCCGGCGGTTCTGCGTATATTACTTAAGTCGTCGTTACTTCGCATCTGTCCGGCAATGCTTTTGACTTTCGCTGCAGTACCTTTGATTTTCTTTTTCCATGCAAACTGGCTTAACGATTTAATAAGCGTTGCAACATCTTCTGCCATATCCTTATGCGCTTTAATCCAATCAAGACCACGGAACAAAGTAGGCACGCCAAACTTATCGTTAACGTCACAGTTAATTTTTACGTGAAAAATCTTTGCGCCGGGTACTAACTTGTTTGTCGGTACGCCTTGGTTTTCAAAATCTAAGTTCCATATATCCGGGTAATAAAAAACTTTATTTTCGTTCATGCCGTAAGAATCAGTACTAAAATCGTACCTGCGGTTAGGTAACTTAACTTTATAAAACAAAGTCCGCATTGAATCTTTTGGGTCTTTAATGATATCAACAACAGCCAACGAATCTAAAATACGTACACGCACGTTACCTTCTTCATCATCCGTTAATAAAAAAAACAAATTACCTTCATACTGTAACTTGTTACATAACTTTATCTGCGAATCGAAAGACGTCATTACTCCCTGGTTATCTTGATCTTCCCAGAATTCCGTTAACACATCTTGTATTTTATCATCTGCAGCTTTCGGCACTCCAATACCGTTACCAAAAACAAAACTGGTTATTAGAGTAACCCAATGGCCCGCTAGTGGACTTTTATAAAAATAAAGCCTACATCGTTTTATGACGTAGTCTATTTTATAACCTAGCATTTGCGATTCTGTGCCAATCTCACCAATGTTTATCCAGCCAATATCCTCTAACTGTCTTTGCTGCAACGTTAACGTTTCTTGAATATCTTTTAATGCGTCTTCACTAACAAGTTTAAATCCAAACATTAGTAGGCTCCTTTAATAATCGCCAATATTAACAGGCTCAACTTCTTGCCCTATATCCTCTGGCAATACAATTTCTTCGTCCTCAAACTTTTCTTCTTCACTATCAAGGCCGACAGCATAACGAGTGGCGTCCATGGCGTCATCCTTAAATTTAACTGGTTCGTCTAAGACGTGATCTTCTTTATCTTTTTTCCATTTGTATGCCTTAATTTCTTTAATAACGTTAACACTTCTAGCAGTTACGTGTATAATAACACGTTTCAGCACATCAATTCCATCTTTTACTGAATTTTTTCCTTTCTTACACGCAATAGCGTTATATCCAGCCATATATATTTCTTC